ATACTTTACCACTCGCAAAAAGATCTGCTACTGAATTGATTCTCACCATCTTATCATTTCCTCTGCTGGGAGTAAAATCCTGCACCGGAATTCCCATCGCCCTCAATTCAAAAATCAACGGCGCTCCACTCGCCTTCGCCTCAACAATAAAAGCATCTGGCTGCCAATTCCTATATTCCTCTAACGCCACCTGTTTCAACTCAGGAAACTCCATCCTCGCCTTAAACGCATCAAGAAGGATCACGTTCGGGTCTTGAGGGTTCTCGTTCATGTAAAACACACCCCAGGTCGTACAAGCAGAATAGTCAGCCCGCTCAGATTTTGTAAAAGCCGTATCCCAAGACTGAATAATATATTCACACGCGGGGGGATCCTGATCCCACACCCTCCACCACTCTCGCTTCACAATCGCACCTTCTTCAGATGTGGGGGATTGCATGTACTGTGCATTCCATTTTGCAGCGGGGAGTTCAGACTTCAGGGCTTCGAGTTCCTCTATCCTCCAGAACTCTGGCCATAAAGGTTTACCGCTCGGCATGATGGCCGGTAACTGTATAACCTCCCACTTCTCTCCATCCCTGTCGATCATGGACTGAACAATCCTGCCAGTCAGGTCCCGTTTTGCCCAGCGGGTCATAACCACGACGATGGCACCACCAGGTTGTAGACGCTGGCGAGGGCCGGATGTATACCACTCGTAGACTTTATCAAATACGGATGGGTCTCCGGCTGCTAGGGCTGCTTCTTGTTCGGAGTGGGGATCGTCGATGATGAGCAGGTCCGCACCTTTACCCGTTACCGTACCACCGACACCAATCGCAAAATACTCTCCGTCTTTATTCGTAGACCAACGTCCAGCGGCTTTGCTGTCCGATCTTAGATTCACAAATGGGAATATTTTGTGGTATGTCTCAGATGCGACAAGGTTCCTGACTTTACGGCCAAAACCCACCGCAAGTTCAGCTGTGTTAGATGTCTGGATAATTTTTTTACCAGGATACTTTCCCAAAAACCAAGCGGGTAACATAAAGGAAGCAAATTCAGATTTTGTATGACGGGGAGGCATGTTGATGATTAGTCGCTTCAGTTTCCCGCTTGCGATCTCCTCAAACTTCTCAGCCATCAGCTCATGATGGCGTCCGTGTATAAACCCAGGCCACATCTCATTCACGAACAGCATAAAGTCGTCGGCGGCTTTCTCTACGCTCAAGCTCTGTTTGTAGACCTCGAACATATCCCACATCTCCTCCGCCAACTCGGGAGGCATGTTCTGGATCGCCGCTTCCATCTGCTCTACGTTCATGCTAACTCGCTAAACTTAATATACACAGGCCGAACACTCCTGTCCTTGCCTTTGATCTTTTTACACACACCCAACTTCACTAAGTTATCAATAACCCTGTGAACGTTACCACGACCCTTATCTCCCGTGATCCTCATAATATCATCATAAGAAGGCCCGTACCCAAACTCCTTCCACCACATATCTATCGCATCAAATACATTTCTCTCTTTAACCGTCATATCCTTCTCCTTACATTGAGCCTCAGTCAACCGCCCAGGCTTTCTCATCAACTCCAACTCCCTCTTCGTAGGCGTATATTTTATCTTCACTTCAAAAACCCATTTTTTTCCTGAATAAAATCAATAACTTACAAGCGCTCTGGTAATATTACCACCCCTACTGGTAGTAGGGTTATTCGATTTTTAAATATATATACCCCCCACCTCATTGCGTTTCGGAAGGTGACGGGGGGGTTTCTGGGAGATCAACACTTTTTGGGGATGGTTGAGTGAGGGGAATAGTATGCGTAGGATCCCCTGCCCTCTCGCTCGCGTCCGCGGGGGGTGGGGGTGCGGTGGGGTCTGCGCTCTCTGAAATTTCCGCCAATAAAGATGCACCGCCCGAGCGTTTAGGCTTGGCCTCGACGTCGATCACCTGCTTGATGCGCTCCAGTAGTTGCGCTTTGATGTCTCCGCTCTTTTGGTGGATGACTGTTGTCTCTTTGCGCTCCATGAAGGCGCCCACATCGTAGAGCTTGCCGATTAGTTCTAAGGCCTTCATGCGCTGAGCGGGAGGGAAATCCTCATCAATGGAGTGCTTGACTAGCTGATGGATTAGGAGGGCCTTCAATTCTCTGGGGGTTCGCTGTTTCTCCGCCTCAATAGCCAACTTGTAGGCCTCTACCTCTTTTGACACTCTTTCATCACGCGCCAGTATGTAAGGCGCTCTATTCAGCGTGTGCTCACTCTTTGCATTGTAGACATCCTTGTACGCTTGGCGCTTACTAACCGCTCCCTCTGCGAGCTTTCTAGCGTATTCTCTCTGCTTATGTGTGAGCGGTTGTTTTGTCCCCAGTAATTGCTCGATGGGTGTCTTATCTAATGTCTCTCTTATTTGGGCTTTCGAGAGTCGAGGAGGAGCTTTCCTCTTTGCGGGCTTTTCTGTATCAAGTGACATTGTGCGTCCTCATAATGGTAACGTTTCCATGAGTATAAACGCAGACACCGCACCTCTGCAACACTCGAGCGCCACAAAACCCCTCAAAAACAGAAATACTCCCTTATAAATCAATAACTTACATGCGTTGGCACGAATCTTGTCTGTTATATATATGTAAGGGTCGAAAATGTTAGCCCTTATTTTCTGCAACTACTGGAGAGCATAAATGAAAGTAACACAGTCACTCATTGAAGATTTTGTAATCAGCGCCCGCAAGAATGACATTCACAACTTGAGCGCCTACTTGCCACGCAACCACAGGTTGATCGCGAACAACACGACAAAGCAAATCCGCAAGCTCAAGGATTATTACGCTTACGGCTATGACACGCTCGGCAACATGATTGCACTTTGCGCTGATGGTTATACAAGACAATTTACGGAGGTTTAAGCCATGACTGAACAACAAGCCTACCAAAACATTGACGAACTTACGCGTCAACTGCACGCGCTCGAATTGAATCCCTCATCATACATTGGCGGAATCAAGGCCTACATGAGCGGAGTGAGCTTGACCTATACGTTACGCGCTGAGGCCAAAATCAAGGCCATCAAGGACAAGATTGCGCACGCTGAACAATTCATTGAGGAGGTTTAAATCATGAAATTCGACTACACCGAACACAAGATTTGCGGACACTTTATATCCGTCCTGATTAACGACGATCCAACTGGCCTCAGCGATGAGGATTTGGAACAATTCGAACTATGGTATGACATCACCCACACACCATCCAGTCATTATGAGGTAATGGGCGAGGAGGGACATTTTGCATTTTGCGAGGTATGCGACCTCATGGGAGACGTCTACACCGTCCGCCAATACTTCCCCGCCTTTGAGGAGGTTACACAATGATTATCCACTTTCACATGAAAACCGCCTTCGGATGGCAACACGTCCTAGAGCGCGAGCACGATTCGCCCAAGTGGACACCCCCACAACGCGAATGGATCAACGAAATACTTAAACACGGTCACATGTGCTTAACTGTTGGTGACACTATGTATTCAATCAAAAAAGGAGATTAACCATGCAACCACAAGACAAGAAAATCATTTTCAGGATCGCGCAAACCGCGCTCGAGCACGCGCTAAGCTCTGAAATCATCATGGAAGAGCTAGGGCTTTCTCAGGAAGAATGCGACCGCCTATATGCCCTAATGGAAGACGAAACCCACCAACAAACCGCCCGCACCGTCGAGGCTTTTATTAAAACCTTGGAGATTTAACATGGATTTAAAACCACAAATTATTTCAGCGCTTTACACTTTCGTTCACAAGCGCCCTCAGCTTGAATACGGTAATTATGGCGATCCCTCCAGTTATCGCGCGGAGGCGCGCGCCATTATCAAAGACCTACACCATGCCCGCAAATTATTGGCACACGTTGAGCGCTCGGGTATCACCGCTCAAGAGCTAGTCGATGCGAGCTTTCAGGCTTTTTCAGGTCGATTAACCATAATTCCCGCCAACACTTATAGCGATGAAATAAGAATTGACTATTGCGCGGGTCAATACTTCCCCGCCGAATACAGAAAAGCGGTGTGCGCGGTATTGGCGCGGGCATTGTGGAATTATTGGCGCTCGGACGTAAACGACCCTCAACGGATACGCAATACCGCCCGCCTTGTACTTGGCAAGCCGTTGGCAAGGGCCTATTTTAATTGAGCGTAACTGATGATGGGTTGATTACCCGAAACCCGCCCGCGCGGGTCTTACGCAACTACTGGAGAAAACATGGAACACACAGAAAACGACTACATACAAGCGGGCTATAAATTCGAGCGCGGATTTTGGTCATTGGCGCGTTTTGAGCGTATGTTGGAGCGGGAGGCGCCCGCCTTCCGCTCAATTGCTATTACTTTGTTCAATCGTGGAAGACTGGAGGCGCGCTCATGAAATACTTAATTTTTAACATCAAAGGCCAATTTTTAGCCGAATTCGAGACCTATTGGAAAGCGCAAGAGGAGGCCATGCAGTACATAGCGCGCTCTGGTTACTTCGCCTATGTCAAACCCTCGGACACGCTCGACAAGGCCGAGGCGGGCAGTTATGGCGAATATTTGGACGCATTGGAGGCTTAACCATGAAAGTAAAAGATTTAATCCTAGAACTCAAAAACGTTGACCAAGAGGCCGAGGTTTTTATTTGGGACGATGGGACGCGCAAGCCTATTGCAGACTGGCAACCAGTTGACGAGTGGGGAGTGCATTTTGTGGATTTAAACGTGAATCAGGAGGCTTAAAAAATGGATTTTTTCGAATACTGCAAGAGTTTTTACTCGATTAAAAAGGGCATTTATCCGATAGCAACCGACCGCGAAATCGAGCGGGCCATTAAATTGAGAATGAAGGACAAATCCCTACCATTCGAGGGCGATAGCGTTGACCGCGAGCGGGTGCGCGAGATTATCGAATCATTTCAAGGGGTAAATCATGCAAGCTGACAAGATAACGATGAGCAGAGACATGTTAGACGATGGGTCGATGGTGATTAACTTTGACGTAATTGATGAGCATGAAGACTTGATTGCAAGTAATGGTTATGTAATCGCGCGACAAGATGATGAAGATCAATGCTTTTATGTGACGATTTTCAACCATGAAGGAGATGTGATTTCAGAAACAAGTATTCCATTCACAAGCACAACTGATGAGCCCTGACTGGGCGAAACGCGCGGGAGCGCGTCTTGTGCAACTAACTGGAGTAAACGATGCCAAACTGGTGCGATAACGACCTTGTATTAACCCATAAAGACCCCGCCATGATAAAGCGGGCACAAGAGGCTTTAGAAAAGGGACAGCTATTCAATGAATTTATACCAATGCCAAAGGCTTTAAAACCCTTGGGCATTAAGTTAATGATTGAGAATGGCGATTACTTTTCAGAGTTGAATAACTTTATGGAAACTTTAAACATCAAATATTATGGTGTTAAATCATGGTACGAATGGTGTTTAAAAAACTGGGGAACAAAGTGGGACATTGGAGAAAATTCTCACATTACCCTGATAGATGAAAACAATTTAAAAGTTAACTTTTCGACCGCATGGTCACCGCCAACTGATTTTTACGAAAAATTAACCGAATTTGGTTTCAATGTTCTAGCTTATTACTATGAATCGGGCATGAACTTTTGCGGTGTTTTTGAAAGCATAGACGGCGAAATGCTACAAGATGAAACAATAAACATCGAAGGCGATGCGTCTTGGGTTGAGGCCAACGTGCCTTATGAAATCAATCATGCGTTTGCAATCAGCGAAAACATGGACTACGAAGACGAAGAAAGCACAACTGATGAGTCTTAAATAGACGAAACCCCGAAAGGGGTCTTGTGCAACTACATAGCAAGAGGCTAAAAAATGGAACTATTACCAACTGAGCAAGCGTTTTACAACCTTTACACAAACCGCATATCACAATGTCCTGACGATATTGTGATGCAGTTTATCCGCATGGAGACTGAGATTAACCCGAATTGGGACGATTTTCCCAGTGAGTATTACTCGCACCTCAAAGACACTTCAATTGCTTTTTATGCGGGCTTTGAGCTTGGGAGGGCAAACAATGGATAACATTCAACGCGCTGTTGAGCTTGTTTGGAACGCATACAAGCAAGAAATCACAAAAGAGGGTGATTGGTGGTTTAACTTAGATGAGCACACGCTCAACTTTTTTGACCAAGAAAACGATGGGCTGATGACTGTATCAGTCTACGACGCGCCCAACA